TCCACTGACTAATCTGCTGATCACCTACACCCAGCGTTGCCAGCGTTGAGATTGGCGCTGCATCTGGGTACATGTACTCGTATTCTTCTTTGGTGACATCTTCAGTAATGAAGCACCACTTGGCATCAGCACCCGTAGGATCTTGAATCAGCGGGTCCATGTACACACTGAAGCTGTTACGGATGCGGCAAATCTTAATGTCTTGCTCGAAAGTGGCTTCGTCGCAGTATTCGGTCAGGATACGGATATAACCCTCACCGTAGGCCACCTGGTTCTCACAGGCTGTGTCGTAGGCTACGTCCGCGTCCGAGATGTACTGGATGTGACGTACGACACCGTTGAAAATCTCGGCCACCTCAACGTCAGCCTTATCGTCGGCGGGGATAACTTTACCCGAGGGGCGGTTCTGACGCTGATCGTTGGTGACTTGATGGACGTGCTGCGGGAGCTTGTTGATGGTCAGCGTAGGGCGTGCGTTGATCGTTTGACCCTGCACAGCGCCACGGGTAGCCAGCACATCAGACGGCCACTGCCACTGGTTGTCCGGACTACCGGCGTAAAACTTGAGATCGTCTAGCTCATCTTCACGGCTATCAGAAAGTGCGGAAATGGCAACATTCAATCGCTGCCGCATCGTGGACAGCATTTCCTCTTTAGGAGTGCCACCATCGGCTACTTTTGCAACAGGATTAAGGTCACCATTAGGCATCGAATACTCCGATCACGTCTTTTTCGCGCATTGCGAGGTATGTTTTGCCGTCATGCTTAATCGGCTGTCCGCTATATTCCCCGAATAATACACGATCCCCGACATTTAGGCACAATTTAATCCAATCGCCACTATCCGTGCGAACACCTGGTCCAACAGCGACTACCACACCTTGCGACAGCTTCTTTTCAGAACTTGGTACTACCAGTAAGCCATCGTGCTTCTCGACTTCTTGCTCGATATACACGCAGTCAAACATTGGCTTGATGTTCATTATTTACCCTTTTTGGCAGGTTTAGCAGCAGCTTTACGCTGCACGGAGTATGCAATAGCGACGCTTTGGTCAACCGGTTTACCGGATTTTACCTCAGCGGCGACATTTTTACGGAACGCGGCTTTACTTGCACTTTTAACGAGGGGCATAGCGGTTTCCTTTTTTCATATTTTCTTGCGCGGTGATTACACGCAGATTAGAAGGAACGTGGAATCCAGACACAGTCTTTCCACGTAACGGTATCACATGATCAACGTGCCACACAATACCGGTTATTTTTGTTCTGATTTCAGCTAAATGATACATTTCGCTCATCATCCAGAAATCATCATCAGTCAACCATACTGGTGTGCGTTTGGCTTTTTCTGCGCGAGATTTCATCACATATGCGGTACACCATGACGTGTTTCTTTTACGCCATTCCGCATTGGATGCGTTATGAATATCTCGATTGGCTTCTTTCCAGAGCTTTTTATTCAAATATGCACGTTCTTTATTTTGCAAATTCCATTGCTTGACGTATGCTGAAATTTCAGCAGATTTGCTCTCAGCTCTGCGTTTTGCGGCATCTAAAGCACACTGCACACATCCCCCAGTAGATGTGTATTTTTCACTTAAATGGCCTTTTTTACAAGGCTCACCCGTTGAGTAAGTTTTCAACCCTTTCAGCAAAGCATCCTCGTGTAGCCGTTTAGCTTCTTTACGAGTAATCATTTAGCTTCCCATCCATGAATTCGTAACCATTCTTGGATCGTACACCTTTCGTGTTACTTTTGCAATACGTTCTTCACGATTAGCCACTCGGAAAGCAAATGTGACAGCCAAAGCATCGGCTGCGTCCGGCGAGGCCAATCCTCGCGATTTCATTTCTTTCTTACCTTCTAATTGAATTGCACCACCCGAATCAATCTTCATAGCGGGACCGGTTAAATCAGCTTTAAGTTGGCGATCAGTAGGAATACTGGCTGTTTTTAACCAATCACGCATATCGCCCCACATCTCAGATCGTTTATTTTTATACATTCGTGGATTTGATGATTTCCACGCAAAATTCACGCCCCGCACCTTGTATCGCTGCTCGTTAAGCCGGTCTAGGATGCCATAACCCAAACCACCCTCGTCAATCACGGTCAGTGTCGGCTTGTATTCCTCGATGGCGTCAATTACCCGACCCACCACCTCCATCGTATCCTCACCGCGATACCGCTTGATGGCGATCAGGTCACGACCCTGGCGCACCACGATCACCGTGGCATCGTTACCACCCCGTGCAGGGTCAACCCCGATCACAATAGGTGCCGTAATGTCCTTGTATCGTTCTCGTTTGAACGCAGCCTCAACGGAACTCGGCGAAATAAACTGGTCGTCACCCGCCGACGGGAACTCACCGTATACCTCCACACGCGCCTGTATTGAATCTTCACCATACTCGTCGATGATTTGCTGGTATATCTGCTTATCAGTCCCCTCGACTGTACGCGAATCGATCTGGCGACCTCTCCAGAAGTCGCGTTTAGAGTTGAAGCACTCAAAGAAATACCCCGTGTTCCGACGAGGGTTGGAAAACGCCAGCCAGTAACGGTCAAGGATGTTCTCTGTAAAGAAACCAGCCGCAACCGACCAAATACCATCAGGAATACCGCTTGCCTCATCGAATATCACCATCATCCCACGTTCATTATGCACACCCGCGTAACTATCTGGGTTTTCTTCGCTCCACAATTTACCTTCTGCCGCCCAATACCGCGTACCAATTTTTAAGTCTCGTTCTACTAATTCGGTCATCCATTGAGCAGGTATCAATTTAGTCGCTGAAATTTCCCACCAATGAGCGTTAATAATCATTGTTGACCATTTTGTAAGTTCGCCCCATGTGACCGAACGTAACTGATTTTCACTATTGGCCGATACAACCACACTAGCACCGATTCGGGTGGTCATCATCCATAAAATAAGCCACGAGACAAGGGCAGATTTACCAATTCCGCGTCCAGATGCAACAGCTTCTCGCATTGAATCCATTTCCAACTGACCATCGTTCTCTTTGATGTGTCGGGCGATGTCGCGCAAAATCTCACGTTGCCATTTACGGGGACCGGCGTGTTTTTCCAAAGGTGTGTTTCTTTGACCCCATGGGAAAGCAAAAAGCACAAATGCCTCTGGATCGTTTTTTACAACTGGACTCCACAACTGCGACATCAGCATTTGCTCGTCATCGGGCGAATATATAGGCTTTTGCAAAATTAAACTCCTGGTCTGTGAGTATGATACTCGGAAAGTGCGGATTGTCTGACTTTTACAGCATCTTCGATTGTTGAAAACGTACCCAGATAGATATTTTTTCCGTGTACCTTAATCTGTGCTTGCCATTTTTGATTGGCTTTATGCCATGTCACACCTTTATGCCCACTGGTGTTGTGTGAAAACCATGCAATGTTTTGCTTGTTTTCACTAGAGTCAACCTCACGCAGGTTACTTATTCGATTGTTGTGTTTGCATTGATCGATATGGTCAATCTCTGTAGGCCACGCGCCATGCACATACAACCACGCCAATCGATGAGCTTTATACAATCTTCGATCCAGCATGATATTGACATATCGATCAGGTTCAGCGTGACCGGCAATAGATCCAGCTAATGCTTTTGATCCCCTCGTGTGTATCCAAGTAAACACACCAGTCTCAGGATCATAGTCCAATAATTCTTTAAGACGGTCTTGCGATATAATGTTGTCAGCCATTTGATGCTCCATTCATCAGTGGTTAAAAGCCCTGACCTGTTCTCAGCACGTCAGGGCTTTATCATTATACATCATTCTTCGTCGTGATCAATAATTCTTCCGGTAATTAACCGCTGGTTAGCCTGCTCCAGCGCAGCCGTGATCGATATGTTCTGGTTCACCTCCAGCGTCTTGATGTCACCGTAGCGTTTCCTGTTCCAAGTCTTAATCAGGAACTGGCGCGAGTCGATACGCAGCTTAGATCGTTGAACATCCTCTGGTACACCGCTGTCATTCACACCATCAGCAATTTCCAGGATCTCAGCGGCGATCATTTCGCTACCAATCTCCTGAGCCTCGTAATACCTCGACTTACGCTGTGGGTCTTTGTGAATCCAGCGCAACAGTTGCGGATAGTCAAAATCACGCTGGTCGTCCCGCAGAATCTCTTTTAGGTTGATTCCACGAGATAGCTTATCGAGAACGGTTTCAAAAAATACGCTGAATTGGGTTTCCCTCAACTCTTTAACTTGAGTCGATGGGTTAAGCCACGATGGTAATTCGATTGGTTGTGTCATTGTCAGCATGATAGCGCCATTCATTGAACGTGCTTCTATGTATCACATCGGCAAGTAAGATGCAAGTGAGTTAGGTGATTCACAATGTGTAAATGTGTCATTTGAAAAAAATAATAAAATTTTCTTGGGGTACCTTACTGCCATTTTCCCATTTCCCTCGGACCCACCCCACCCCTTAATCAGGAATCCGGATTTTCCCAGCTTCACGTTGTCACAGTTGTCACAGTCACCACAACTAGGCGGATCACTTGTCACAGTAGACAATGTGAACCATGTGACCATGTGACCATGACCAATACACAATGTGACCATGTGACCATGACCAATACACAATGTGAACCAATGAATTAGCACACATTGTGAGCAGGGGCAAACTGTGACAACTGTCCCTCCGCAGGCGAGGGGGGTGTTTTTTGATACTTACCGCGATATTTCTCAAAAGTGGATACCCCCGATTTCAGTCACACTTGTCACAGTTGATCATCACGCACAGTCTGACAATGTGATACATTGACAAGGTGAAAAGGGTAAACCCCATCGTATTAAACCCTGAGCTCAGATCATTTTTCACATTGTGGAATGTAGATTATTTTCACTTTGTGGTGCAAAATAGTGTTGACAATGTGAAAACAGGTGCTACAATGTGAATCATGCAGTCAGGTAACAGTCAATCAACTAGGAGCAACAAAATGAATCCACTAACCAAACGTGCCACGCACAATGTAAACCGTGAAAACAATTTAATCGCCTGGGGTTCTGGTGTAGTGCTTGCCGCCCTTGTTATCGCTTTCCTTCTGTAATCGTTAGGAGTAATTAATCATGCAACGTATCACTAATGCCCAACTGCATTGCCTTGTCGCATATCTTAACAAACTAACCAATAGTCCTGCCGAATACATGGGCGCGGACCGTCGCACAAACGTGGATCATTATTGCCTAAGCTTTGCTTATGGTGGTGCCGAGTTGCAGCGCGTCTGTAACGAATCCGGTGGCGTGCGTGACGTATTGCATACCGGCCATACCACAAAGCGCGATTTGTTCAATCAAATCCATTCATTCATTCGCGGCATTGAATCGCAACAAGGGGCATGATCATGGCGCACGTTAAAAAACTTACACTTTGCAACAATCACGGATATCTGACGCACGCGGAAAACTGCCAATGCGACAAAGCGCACCATTACACAAAGTTTGCCGTATTCGGTACAGACTACGGCCACCTGCACAACACCTCAGGCGATATGCGCCTATGGTCTAGCTATTCTGGCGCTTATGCCGCTGCACGCAAATATCAAGGGAGCAAATAAAATGACAAACTTTGTACAAATTCAATCGGGTAACTTCCGCGCATTAGTGCGCCCTGAAAACCTGGCAAAGCGTGAAGCGCTACTGGCTAAAGTTAAACCCGGCTATAAGTTACCGGCCCCGCGTGAAATGGCCCGGACTTATCCAACGTATAAACCCGGCATGAGCACGCTTGAATATGTGCGTGCGTTCGAGAAGGCCAACAATATGCGTTACCCCCAGCACCTGGGGATGGTTAGCCCATACGAACGCCTTAACGCGGCCCCGGCGACACAATACGACCCAACGGTCCCGCTATGCGTAGAAGATGCTAACCCGGACTATGTGCCGGGCCTGGACGATGCACCGGTTAAACCTAAGCGCACCAAGAAAGCAGCAAAGGTAATGCCAGATAAGTCTGCCGTAATGTGGCTGCTAATGGATCACGGCCTCACAATGTACCAAGCCGATCCACTGGCTGATAAGCTAATCGCATTGTTTAAAGGGGAATGATCATGCAAGGATTTAAGGCATACGCATTAGGATGCAGTGCTATGGCAACAACGCCAAAAGACGCAGCAATTAAGTTTTTCACAATGTACCCAACAAAACGTAAATGTGACGTTATCGCGGGAGAATCTAACAATGGGTTTTTTACTGTTACTTATGGCCGCGCCAGTGTTGGCGAATGGCCCCAGTTTTACAAAGCAGTGACAAAGAAAACCGCCAACGCTTTGCCTGGGGGTGACGCATGAACCGGATAGATGAATTGGCCCTTAGTTTGTCACTGCTATCCGATGATGATATGAGCAGGTTAGCCCTCACTTTGTGGATGCGTTACCCGCGCACCTGTAGAAGCATAATCAATGAAACGCAGCTTGCGGAGAATCTGCTAACCGCACCAACTGATCAAGGGGGTCAATGATGATTGCCGCACTAGCTGCCCTTGCAGCGTTTCTTTTATCAATCGTTTTGAAGGTGTAATCATGCAGCGTATTTCAAAAAGAGAATGGCTTGGACTTGGTGGTATATCTAGCCCAAGAACTGCTAGGAAAATGATTTCTGGCAAATGGTTTTATTATCGTATTGACTAAAGGAATCATTATGACCACGGAATTATCTAAAGCCGCTTTTATCCTATCGTACCAGGACCGACACAATATAACCGATGATAAACTGTGCGACTTGTTAGGCGTTACTAAGTCGGCCTTATATAGCTGGAAAACGGGGGCGCGTGCCCCTAGTACGTCAGCGCACCGCATCGTCACGTTATTATCGCTATTAGAGACGCTTGCGCCTGATATTCATAGCTACATGGCGGGTAAGCCCTGATCGTTGCACCATGATGCGAAAACGCCCCTTGCGGGGCGTTTTTTATTTGTTGCCGTATACTTTCGGTTTCTCTTTACTTGATAGAGTGTAAATCTCATCAAGCTGACGCTGACGCGCTTCTATAACCTCGCGCCTATATTCGGCGTGCTGATCCACCAGCGCGGGATTGATGGCCCATTGAGCGCGATGCGTACCACTTAGGTCATCAATGCGTAGCACATAGCCTGCATCCTCTAACGGGATCATGGCAACGATGACCCGCGCTTCTTGTTGGTTCGGGTGGATATGGTCAAGCTGTCTGCGCCCTGCCCGTTTAATGTCGGACATGGTCACCGTCTGCTTGTCCGCGTGCTGGATAATCCAATCGTGTACCCAACGCTCAAGGGTAGAGCTACCCCCGATGTCGCATAAGGCAGCGCGTAGAGCTGGCACAATATAGCCTTTTGCGAACGATACAGCGCGGCGCATAAGGTCTGCTGTCAGGTTTGGTTCAAACGGAGCTTCTATAAGGTGGAAAATCAAAGCGATGCGCCCTGTAAGCCCCTCGAGCTTGCCGAACGCGGTCATAAAGGATTCATCCGATTGTAAAAGCCGCTCGTCTTGTCGGCGTAGCGCGTACCAATCCTGAAAATCACTATAAACCGATGCCGCCTCGGAGGTAAGGTGATACGTCATAGCCGGTAAACTGAAAACAGCGCGTAAAGCCTGCGCCCATTCGGCATCGTTTCGCATATAAGCGGGGATTGCTTCCGGTTTACGGGTTAATGATCCATCAAGCACCACGGGGATAAAGCGTTGCAGTAGACCATCGGCTGACAATGCGCTCATAGATTCACGCAAAACGCGGGGTTGGATATTACCGTAAATCGCAACGGCCATATTCTCGGCGTGAATCGTACCTGCACCCACGCGGTCCATATCGTAGGGTGCGGCCTCATAGGATACCGTCCAGGCTGACCGATCCTCACCACTTGAGCGATCGCATAGCTTACGCACCCAGCCTGCCATTTCATCAAGGTGGCACAGTAGGCCACGGGGGCGGTCAGCAGCGAGGCGCACGAGTTTCTGACTGGTGATGTCGCTGACCTTGATGCGTAGTGGTACGGGTTGCGGTGGAAGATCAGGGACTGCGGGAGCCTGACCGCCCAATAGGGCTTCGGGTGACTCGTTGAACTGGATAAAGGCTTTATGGGCCGAGGCATACATAGCCTCCCTGCCCTCCCAGTCCAGTAACTCTTTCCTATGTCGAGGTCTATCCTCCTGCTCTAAGTCGGCTAATGTAGCGAACATAGGTGTAGAGCCTGGGGTTTTCTTATCGGCTGGCTCACCGATGGTCATAAGCCACAAGACCGGAGGCACTTCGAATCCTTCTAATAACTCAAGTCGGGATTCGGCGTTAGCCACGCCGCATACAGCGGCAAGTCCTGACCATAGCGGGACCATCGGGTCACAACCGACGGTAATGCTTATTTGTTCTGCGCGAGTAGCAAGGACAGCGGGAAAGAGGGATAAGTCGGCACGGGGGGCTGGTGGGTTGAGACTTTTTAACACCTGTTCGGGTGCGGACAGCTTAACGTGATTCTTAAATAATTCGGATACATCAACGGTAGGACGCACCCAGCCGTGACGCTTGGCGATATGGAACAGTGACCCCAGCTTAACCGAGTTGGCCTTGTCGGTTTTGAAGCTCTGCCATTGCGTGAAGATCTCACGCTCCCCTGGATACTTAGTCGGTGCCTCTTTGCTCCAGTCGTTCCAGATATATAGTGCCTGATCCAGCTGGCCTGTCTGACTGCCTGCCCAGTGCAACGCCATACCACAAGTAACCCACTCATCGCGGGAGCACTCGGCAGGGATATGCTCAAGGGCTGCGGTAATCTCTTCCCATGACGCGTTAATAGCCTCACCGGATACCTTGATTGATCGCTCTTTGTCCAGATCCAGCAGCTCGTGCCATAGGTCCAGCAGAGCTTCGGGGATCATCGGTAAGCGTGACCAGTGGCCCGTGCCTGCCCAAGTGTAGGGCTTACCTGTAGTTGGGTGCACAGAGGGTGGTAATACGTCTTGAACGGTTAAGCCGGTAGCACTCGCACAACGCAGCTCGTAAACGGTTTTACCCTCTAAAATGACCTTTTTCGTCACAGGAGCCATACCAAACGGCATCTGGTAAAGCAGTTTGCCATGCCCTGCCCTACCGCTATCAACTACGACAGCATCGGGAGCGTGGTATAAAGCATCGAGATCGATACCTTTAGCGGCGAGTACGGAAGCGCATAGCTCCCATTCATCAATATCAAACGCCATCGTGCCAGAATAGGCATGAGCAAGCCCGATGCCATAGCCTACAGGTAGATCGGATTGCGACTTAAGTGCGTTTTCTTTGAGCTGCCAGCCTGGTGATCGTGGACCTTTGGTATTCGGTGGGATCGGTACAAGTGACCAACCATGTCGGATATAAGCATCGACTGAAGCGGGTGACTGTAGGATCTGTGGTTGCGGTGCGGTGTTCATTTGCGCCTCGGTGAAAATTTTTGTGATTTAGTGTTGACAAGCATAGCACAAATAAACTACACTGCAAGCACTAAAACACATTTTCTACAAATTATGACTCTACCAAAGAACTTTACAGCTTTCCTGACAGTGCGGCTGAATCGCAAGACAGCCGATGCTTTCAGAACCAAAGCTAAGGAATATGGCGGCACTTCTGAGGTGATGCGAGAGATCGTTGAAGCCTTCATTGATGGCCGTCTGACAGTGCAGCCCAACCCCAACCGTAAGACCCTTTTTAACCAGTAAGGAGTAATACCATGTTAGAAACTAAAATTGAAGCCCTGACACAAGCCGTAATCGCACTGACTGAAGTAATTCTAAAGATTGAGGCTAAAGAAACTGCTGAGCCTACACCAGCTCCGGTGGTAACTGCACCAGCTCCGGTGGTAACTGCACCAGCACCGGTGGTAGAAGTTGCACCCGCTGCACCAGTTATGCCTGCTGCACCTACCTTTGAGCCTGTAGTGGAAGCGCCTGCTGGTGTTAAGGCACCGTTTACCGATGGTAAGGGTCTTATCGAGTACGTTATGTCAGCTTATAAGGAAATGGGTGCTGAGAAAGGTGCCAAGATCCAAGGTGTGCTGACTGAGCTGGGCTTGCAGAATGTTAACGAGCTGCGCCCGACTGAGTACGATGCTTTTTACACCAAGGTAGAGGAACTCAAGTGACCACTCACGCCCAATTAAGTCCCAGTAAGGCGCATCGCTGGGTCGCCTGCCCTGGTTCAATCCGTGAGGAAGCCAAGTACCCAGACACATCGGGTCCAGCTGCTGTGGACGGTACACATAGCCATACGCTACTGGAGCACGCGATTCGTGATCGTCGTGACCCGATGGAGTACATTGGTTATGAGCTGACTGACCATGAGGGTACCTTCACCGTTGATAAGGAACGCGCTACCCGTGTGGCGCTGGCTTATAGTCATGTGCAGCATCGGGCTGAAGAGCTGGATGCGTTTATGGTGGTGGCTGAGTCGCGTGTCAATCCTGCTGGCCTAATGGGTCGTGATGATTGCAGCGGTACCGTGGACGTGCAGATCCACACCCGTACCCATGTGGACATTATCGACTACAAGGACGGTATGGGTATCGTCAGCGCCAAGGATAATCAGCAGTTGGAGCTATACGCTCTAGGTGTGCTGGCTGACAATCCGCATATTGAGTCGGTTCGCATGACGATTATCCAGCCTAAGCTGGCGATGCGTGGCATGAAGGCAATCACATCTTATGATATGATGGCTGTTGATCTGTTAGCGCGTGTGGACCAGTACAAAGCTGCCGCCGCTGCTACAGATAGTCCTGATGCACCGCTGGTACCTGGTGAGAGTCAATGTAAATTCTGTAAAGCCAAAGGGAGCTGTTCTGCTCTGGCTAGTAACGTAATGGAGGCACTCGATATGTTCCAGTCAATTGACATCGCTCAGCAAGCCGCTGACAAAAACCCCAATGAACTATCTGACCAGCAGATCCGCGAGATCGTGGAGTCGGCACCGCTTGTGCGCCAACTACTCGAAGCCGTGGAAGCTGAAGCACTGCGCCGTTTTGAAGCAGGTGTGACCATTCCCGGCCTCAAGGCTGTCTATGGTCGTGGTATCCGTAGCTGGGCGCTACCTGAAGCAGAGATGGCCGATAAGCTGGTTAAGATGGGTATCCCCAAGACTGCAATCTTTGAAACCAAACTCGTGACACCCGCCAAGGCTGAGAAGCTGACATGGGAAAAGCGTGATGGTGAGAAGAAGCAGCTATCTGATCGTCAACTGAAAACCCTTGAGACTGAGTACATCAAAAAGTCGCAAGGTAAGCTGACAATCGTTCCCGAATCCGATCACCGTCAGGCGGTGGTATTGGATGCTGCACCGATGTTCGGCGCAGTAAATAGTGAGCCGGAAATTCCGGCGTGGTTAAAGTAAATCACAAGGAGTAATACAAATGTCAGACATTATCTTTCTATCAGGGGTTCGCCTCAGCTTCCCGCACATCGCTGAACCGCAACGCCAGGTTAATGCCGATGGTAAGGAGCGTATCAGCTACAACTGCGAGTTCATCATGCCTCAAGATCATGCTGGCTTCCAGCAGTTCATGGCTAAGTATGGCGATCTGGCACTGGCTAAATGGGCAGAACACGCTCAGACTGTTATGGGGATGATCCAAAATGATCGCAAATCACGCTGCTATGGTCGCGGTGAAGAGAAGGTCAATAAAAAGACTTTTCAACCGTACGATGGCTACGCTGGCAATGTGTTTATCACTGCTGGTCGTGACTCCCAGCCGCAGATTATCCAAGCGGATGGTTCGGCAATCGACCCAAATAATACGATGGCTTACCAGCAACTGACCCGTAAGATGTATGGTGGTTGCCGCGTTAATGCCGCCGTGAAGCCTTGGCTACAAGATAACAAGCACGGACGCGGTGTTCGCTGTGACTTGGTTGCGCTTCAGTTCGCGGGTGATGATCAAGCCTTTGGTGAAGGTGCTGTTGACGCATCGGGTATGTTCGGTGCTGTAGCGGGTGCGCCTGCTGCCGCTGCACCATCGCCTGCTGGTATGCCCCTGCCACCGTTCATGCAGGGTTAAGTGTCACTGGGCTGACCTCACGGTCAGCCCGTTTAACTGAGTAAATGTAATGCGTGACTATATATTTGACATCGAAACCTACCCTAATGTGTTTACATTGGCTGTTGAGCACGCTGAAGCGCCGCTGACGTGGATGTTTGAGATCAGTGACTGGCGCAATGACTCCAAAGAGATCATTGAGTTCGTGCATTATCTGAAAAGCATTAACGCCCGTATGGTCGGGTTCAACAATCTAGGCTTCGATTACCCGGTGCTGCATACACTCATGCGTATGGGTAACGCAGATGCCAAGACTTTATATGACAAGGCTCAGTCGATTATTCAATCTCAGAATGATGATGTGTCTAAATTTCAGCATTTTGTGTACACATCCGATAGATATGTTGATCAGATCGACCTGTTTAAGATTCACCACTTTGACAATAAGGCGCGTGCTACCAGTCTGAAGGTGCTGGAGTTCAATATGCGATCCGATGACATCCAGGATCTGCCGTATAAAGTCGGTACAATCCTGACCCGTGAGCAGGTAGAGAAGCTCAAAGAGTACAACCGGCACGACGTATCGCAGACTAAGCTGTTCTACTACAAGACGCTGGACATGATCCGGTTCCGTGAGGAGCTGACGGTTAAGTACAACCGCGACTTTATGAATCACAACGATACTAAGATCGGTAAGGACTATTTTGTAATGAGATTGGAAGAGGCAGGTGTACCCTGCTATGAGTATTCTGATAAAGGTCGCAAGCCCCGTCAGACCCCACGCCCTCAGTTGGCGCTGCGTGATGCTATCCTACCGTGGATTCAGTTTGAACAGCCTGAGTTCACCCGTGTACTGAACTGGCTTAAAGATCAAACGATTACAGAAACTAAAGGAGTATTTAATGATCTCGTGGCTAGAGTCGATGGTTTCGATTTTGTGTTTGGTTTGGGTGGTATTCACGGTTCTGTGGAATCTGTTGTTCTCGATTCATCTGAAGAAGCAGTCATCGTGGACTTGGATGTTTCTAGTTACTACCCCAATCTGGCTATTTCTAATCGCTTTCATCCTAAACATTTGGGTGTAGAGTTCTGCGACATCTACAAGAACCTGTACGAGCAGCGTAAGACTTACGCAAAAAGCTCAGCCGAGAACGCCATGTTAAAGCTGGCACTCAACGGGGTCTATGGTGACAGTAACAATAAATTCAGCGTGTTCTACGACCCGCTGTTCACCATGTCGATTACACTTAACGGGCAACTGTTGCTGTGCGTGCTGGCAGAAAACTTGATTAAAATCAATGGGTTGACTTTAATCCAGATCAACACGGACGGTGTGACTGTGCGCCTGCCGCGTAGCGAGATGCACCATTTGCAAGAGGTTCGCCAGTGGTGGGAGCGCCTGACCGGTCTGGAGCTGGAGGAGGCGATCTACAAGTCGATGATGATCCGCGATGTCAATAACTACATCGCCCAGTATGAGTCCGGTAAGGTCAAGCGTAAAGGTGCCTACGAGTACAGCCTTGGCTGGCACCAGAACGCTGGTGGTCTAGTGATCCCAAAGGTAGCCGAGAAGGTGCTGATCGATGGTGCGCCTATCCGTGAGACTGTGGAGAACTGGCCTGAGCTGATGGACTTCATGCTGCGTACCAAAGTGCCACGTTCTAGCTATCTGCAATGGGGCGATGCGCAGGTGCAGAACATTAGCCGGTATTACATCGCCAAGGGTGGTAAGCCATTGAACAAGTGGATGCCGCCACTAGCCAAGAAGCCAACTGAATGGCGCAAGATTGGCGTGGAGTCTGGCTGGAATGTACAAGTCTGCAACGATATAGCCGATGCCACGTTGCCTGTGGACTACGACTATTACATCGCAGAAGTCGAGAAACTTACTCTGGGGTTAGCATGATTAAACTATTACATGGTGATTGTTTAGAACTAATGAAAGATATACCTGACGGAAGCATAGATATGATTCTGTGCGACTTGCCATATGGAACTACTGCTTGTAAGTGGGATACGGTTATACCTTTTGAACCATTATGGGAAGCGTACAAGCGAATCATTAAGCCTAATAGCGCAATAGTTCTTACCGCAAGCCAACCTTTTACATCGGCGTTGGTTATCAGCAATACAGATATGTTTAAGTATGAATGGATATGGGAAAAAAGCAAAGCAAGTAATTTCTTGTTAGCAAGAAAACAAGTTCTTAAAGCACATGAAAACATTTTAGTATTTTCAAAAGAAACAACAAATTATTTTCCACAAAAAACAATAGGGAAACCGTATAAAGGTGAAGGCAGATCAAAAAAAGGTTCAAAATCAGATGTTGTAAACAATGTGGCAAACCCGACGTTTAGAAATGATAATCAAGGAGATAGATTTCCAAGAAGTGTTCAGTATTTCAAAACAGCAGAATCTGAGAAAATTGGCTCATTACATCCAACGCAAAAACCTGTTGCTCTAATGGAATACTTAATTAAAACGTACACCAATGAAGGCGATATGGTGCTAGACAACTGCATGGGTTCTGGCACGACTGGAGTTGCGTGCATTAACACTAACCGCAAGTTCATTGGTATTGAAATGGATGATAATTATTTTGAAACTGCCAAGCAACGAATTGATTCCGCAATAAAAATTCCAGATTGGTTGAGATGATGCTAGAAAAAGATATTGAGAAAGCTGTTAAACGCTACGCCGAATCTAAAGGCTGGTTGACTAGGAAGTGGACATCACCAGGGCATATGTTTGTCCCTGACCAGATATTCATCACGCCTTACGGCCATGTGATCTTTATTGAGTTTAAGCGGGAAGGCGCTAAACCAACCCCAGGGCAGCTGCGGGAGCACGAGAAGCTCCGTAACCAAGGCTGCATTGTATATGTAATTGATAACGTAAGTGATGGAAAGGTAATTGTCGATGCTCACACCGGATCTGCTCCACGACTATCAGAAGAAAGCAGTCAACTTCCAATGCACGCATCCTAACTCGATGCTCTGGCTCGATATGGGCCTTGGCAAGACGGTTATTACGCTCACCAGCCTATCGCATCTGCTCAGCACGGGCTTCCTGAAAGGCGTGATCATTGTTGCCCCTATCCGGGTTATCAGGCTTGTCTGGAAGCAGGAAGCGGTCAAGTGGCAGCACACCAAAGGACTTACGTTCAGCATGGTGGCTGGCACTAAGGATCAGCGCACCCGCACCCTACTGCGTCCGGCTAACATCTACCTGATCAACTACGAAAACCTCGGCTGGCTTGCAGAGACGCTACAGACATACTTCGTCAAAAAGGATCGCCCGATGCCCTTTAACGGGATTGTCTGGGACGAGATCAGTAAGATGAAGAACAGCAGCACCAATCGGGTCAAGGCTTTCCGCAAGATCGCTGACAAGTTCGACTGGACTACTGGCCTGA